GCTAAAGTAACTATTGTACAAGGTGGAGTTACTTTAGCCACTATGCAGTCTCATGCAGGATCAGCACCTGCTTGGAATGCTTCCTCAGTAACTGTAACAGATGCCTCCGTAGTCAGAATAACCGCTACTGACCAAGGAGGTGGAGGAGCAGGATGTACTGCAAGTTTCACTAATGTTACTGTAAAAGACGGCAATACACTAAGAATAAAAATTCTAGGTCAAGCAGTAGAGATAGGTAACGGATCGTATCCTTCAGCATGGTGGCAGTTTACTCCGAGTGGTAACAAGACTATAAACGTACAGACTACTGCAGTAATAGGACTCTAAAAAAAATAAAAAAATAGTTGTAGAACAAAAAAATAGTTCTTACATTAGTATTAGGTATAGGTCTACTTTACCTTTTACTACTGAAGAACAAAGAGTTATTATGTCAAAGAAGTATTCAATATTTCACATTGAAGGAGGATTAGGAAAGCATGTAGCAGCTACAGCAATAGCTAAGTCTATCAAGAAGACTCACCCTACCAGGGAGTTATTAGTTATCTGTGCATATCCTGAAGTCTTTCTAAACCTTAGTTTTGTAGATAGAGTTTATGCAATAGGAAACACTCCTTATTTCTATCAGGATTACATTGAGGGAAAGGATAGTCTAATGTTCAAGCATGAACCTTACTTCACTACAGATCATATCAATAAGAAGTTACCTTTGATTGAGAACTGGTCAAAACTTTATGATCTAAAGTACAAGAAAGAGAAACCAGAACTTATCTTCAACTCAGTACAGAAGGATGTAGGTATTCAGGCATGGAAAAGAGACAAGCCTGTAGCAGTTCTTCAGACCAATGGAGGTCCTTTAAGTGACCAGCAGTTACCTTATTCCTGGACCAGAGACATGCCTTACAGTGTAGCTTTAGATATTGCCGATCAACTAAACAAAGCAGGCTTTCATGTTATTCAGGTATGTAGAACAGGATCACAGCATTTACCAAATGTAGAGGTAGTAGATAAGTCAATGACTAATATGGAGTTATTCTCTATGTTATTAGTATCTCAGAAGAGAGTACTTATCGACTCCTGTTTACAACATGCAGCAGCAGCATTAGGTTTACAATCTACAGTATTGTGGATAGGAACTTCTCCTAAGGTATTTGGTTATGAATCACATTTAAATGTTGTAGCAGATACACCAGATGGTATTTGCTTACCAGACAGTTATTTATTTGACTATCAGTTTACAGGAACACCTTATGAGTGTCCTTATTTAGATACCATAAAGTTTGATCAACAGAAGATATTTGAGTTGATAAATAAACAGAAATAGGAGATCTTTCTATCAATAGAATAGTTATTAGATAGTAATAGATACTAAAGGAGATAAAATCAAAACATAATAATAAACAATAGAAACAGTAAAATGGCAAATCAAAAACTAACAGAGGATCAAGTACAAAGAATCAATGATACTCAACAAAGAAGACAAGCAGTAATCCAGGAGTTAGGAAACTTGGATATTGATAGAGCAACTTTAGAAGCAAAGAGAAACCAGGTGCTAGCCTTCTTAGATGAAACCCTAGAACTAGAGAAAGCATTAGGAGAAGAACTCACAGAAGCATATGGACCTGGTACAGTAGATTTAGAAACTGAAGAGTTTATCCCTGCAGAAGAAAAGTAATAGGGGTTTAGTACCTCTTTTTCTATTTATTATTGAAATAATCCCTTGAACATGATAACTAATGTTTGAGAGTTCTTCAACTATTTATTAGAAATAAACTAACAATCTCATTACAACATGGCAGAGAGAATAGTATCCCCAGGTGTATTTACTAGAGAGCAAGATCTTTCTTACTTGACACCAGCACCAGCTGAAGTATCTACAGCAGTTGTAGGTCCAGCAGTAAAAGGACCAATTGATATTCCTACTATTGTAAGATCTTACAGTGAGTATGTATCTATCTTTGGTGATAGATTCCTTTCAGGATCAGACTACTACCAACACCTATCTTCAGTATCAGCAGAGAAATACTTCGAGCAAGGAGGAACTTCTTTATTGATGACTAGAGTTGTTGAACCATCAGATACATGGGCA